TTTTCTCTCTTCTCTCTTCTCTCTCTCTCTATCTCTTTCTCTTTTTCTTTCTCAATTCTGTTTTCTACTCTCGTTTCCTTGTCGTGTTGTGCGTCATGGGGAGTCTTCCTCCTTTTGACGCTAAGAATCATGTTTGGTCAGTTTTGTCAGAAAGACTTTGCTGGGGTCATCCTCTACCAGCAGCTATGCACATAGAACCCGATCTCCTCCTCCCTTCAATCGCACAGACAGACGAGAAGTGTTGGTTATGCCATTACTTCAATACAACTTCCACACTTGAAGAACAAGCCCAGTGTGCTTCCAACTGGGACTTTGACACTGAGTGGGAAAAGGAAAAGATTGATGAACTTAATTGCAAATTAGATGAAACCTTCGAGTTAGTCGAGGGACAGGCTGTCTATAATCAGACATTGCCCAATCCTCTCAACATTGAAGATTACATGAACAAATGGTTGTATCAATCTGAAGCTAATGGTTTTAACTGGCTTTTCGTAGCCCCGACCGGTCTTGGCAAGACCAAATTTGCCCCTGGATTGCTTGCAAAGCGATTTGGGGCTTCTTGTATCGCATTAGTCACAGAGAGAGTCATCGCAACGCGAGGTGCTGCCGCTTGGTACAAGGAACACAAGTTGGAGGGCGTTAGCACTATCGTCAGCAAGGCTGGCGGCGTTAAGGAAACAATTGATATCGGTGCGGAGGGCGTGCCAATGTTCGTCTACACAACAGGGGCTTACGTGTCCAACAAGGTGTTTAAAGACTTACCTCGAGACACGCTCCTAATCATAGATGAGGCACACAACTTCAGCACAGATACAATCACGGCAGTATGCACTGTATCACACGGTAAACAATACAGGCAGCCCGCTTGGTCGCTCCAGGTCACGGCATCGCCTAGACAGAAAGTACCGGTGAGCCTTTGCACGCCACTACCGCGGAAAATTATACTTACCCCGTTGTTGAATGAGGGCATGGTTTGGGACGAGGTGGAAAAGAAAGGCAGACATTCCTTGCTACACATACTACCTGGTCACAATAGCTGCAAGAAGTTGGCACCATTCTACTGTGTCGACAAGCAATGCCGTGTCATCATCAAAGTGCGGGGTTCGTGTTATGAATGGAAACAAAATCTTGAGCACGTCAATTTTCCAGAAGAACAACTACCAGAAGTAACGAAAGGTCATAAAATAGTTGTGCTCGCCACAGAAGTGCTCCAAGAGAGCGTAACATTGAACTGCAACGTAGTCGCTGACAACGGGCAACGATATCGGCCGTCGGTGAACTACAGCGGTGTGGAAGACGTGCGCAACGAAGAAGACTACAAGATGTTCTTCGGAGCACAGGAAGCCGACATGACGCGAGACATCAACATCAGTGAGATAACCCAAGTTGCGGGTAGAGTCGGTCGAACAGAGTGGAGCCGCGACGGCGTCGCCATTATTGGTCGTGCTTTTCCCTTAACCCATGAGAGTTTGGAGCACGCTTACGGCACGCGCACTGGTAGATTGATGGGTCAAGTGTCTGATTACATTCCAGTGTCCGCACTCAACATTGCGAAGAAATTGCAAAAGGGTTGGGAGAAACAAGCACCCTACTATAGGGCGGAGAAGAACTTGCAACGGATCACAGAAGTTTTCTTGCAGACTAGCAACCCAGGTCCTTACACAGACTACAAGACCGCACTTCCCTTTATCACGAATACGTACGGTGGTGAATGGGTACCAAAACCTTACATCAATGCGTCGAATCCGACCTTTGATAATATTAAGTACCCTGAAATCAAAAAAGTAGTACGTAGTGGTATGGGGAGAATTGCTTACCCGGTCCTAGGTCGCAATACATCGTCAATTAAAACTGCTCCGCCACCCGCGGTCAATGCTTGGGGAACCAAACTGAGTTTTCTACAACGGTCAATAACCAATGACGCGGAGCCGGTTACCAGCAATGTAACAGAGGAGACACCAAGGCCGGACAGTGCTTGCAGCACACATAGTGAACTGAGCTACGTGACGATGCCAGAAGAGCACATCCCTACGATTGAGGCAGAAGAACTGACCACTTCACAATCATTCCAGTTTGAGAGTGGTCTCCAGGTTCAAGTCAAGTTGCCGGGTGGGATTGCACACAACGTCGATATCAGACCTAAAGCACTTGTCAGGCTTCCCAAAGGAAAAGGCAGACGCACACGTGAACAAACGGTGGATAACGCTTCGCGCAAGTTTTGCTACAGCTATCTGTTCCCGGAGGCTAAGCGCGAGGAGGCTATCAAGAAGCTGGGTTACATGCCACGATTGCACGAGGTTGTGAGCTTGTTAGACCATGAGAGTATCACGAGCTTCGAAACACTCAAGTTCAGCTTCGCCAAGGCAGGCATAGTTCACGTCTACAAGCAACGCAAGCCGCGCAAGGGTGATTTCAACGCATACATGCGTCGTTTGGCAGATCGGCAACCTAATTATAGGTTAGGCTTAGACCTTTCCGATGAAGCCGTCGCGAACGATGAGTCACTCAGTCACATGAAGGAACTCTCCGTGCAACAAAGACATGAGTTGGTCGCTCAAGAGTTGGCTCTTAGCGAGTTTCTAGCCCCTATTGTGGAAGAAGCGTCAGAAGAGCTTAAGCCTATATACGTGCGTTCGCCTGGCGATTGTTACAAGAAACTAGTAGGCATCACGAGCGCCTTGCAAGGCAATAATGTCACCGTATCAGATGTACTAGAACACTCCAAGGAGATAATTCGCAGAGGTCATCTAGTTGAGTGGTGCATAATGCCTGATGGCGATGTTCACGTGGTTGATGTCTTCAGTCCACAGCAGCGATTGCAAAAAGTAATGGATAGAGCTGCGCGAATGCGCAATGGCGAACAAAATGTGCCGCGAGTACCCAAGGGCAAGAAACCTGAACTCTTCATCGAAGCCTTGGAGACCATGAACAAACAGCAGTTGGTC